TCAGTGACGTAGCCCGTGACATGCGTTCAGATATGAAAGCCGATCTTCGTCAACAAGCTGAAGACATACGTCACATAACTGAGGTCGTGAATGACGTGGAAGATAGGCAAAAAGAAGACAATAGAGAACTTATTAATGAAATGAAATTATTAGAAGAAAGTCTTGACTTGAAGATAGATAAGGCTTTAAATAATCCTTTAAGTGGTATGTCCGCTAAAACAAAATAGGAGTGCATAATGTGTAATTGTAAAACAGACGAGGATTGTGTATGTCGATTAAGATAGAGATGAAAACAGTCCTGCCTTATGTTGTGCTTATTGCAACTATAGGCATGACATGGGGTATGTTTACTGAGAGGCTAAATGCAGTCGAAAAGAAAGCCGATAGTGTTGCACAAATGCAACAAGACATTGCTATAATTAAATCTAAAATATTAGATATGGATGATAGAATCGCTTGGATAGAAGAGTTTTTAATTAAAACTTCCGACTTTTAAATGTGTGATGGATGTGACATACTATGTAAAAAATGTGAGATGGAAATGCAAGATTGTGAAAAATGTAACTGTAAATGTCATTGTGGATCTTCATGCATCGAATGTGGTTGTGTAGGTTGCACTCATGCCAATATCCAGAGCACAAATGAGACAACAAATAACGAAGCCCGGAAGGTTTAAAAGGAAGAAAAAGAAAAATGACAAAGTTATGCCCAAGAGGAAAAGCCGCAGCAAAGCGTAAATTTAAAGTTTACCCTAGCGCATATGCCAACGCCTATGCATCAAAAGTTTGTGCAGGTAAAATTAAAGATCCTAGTGGTGTAAAAAGAAAAGATTTTAGAGGACCTAAACCATCAGGGAAAGCAGATGGTGGTATCATAGACTTCAATAAAATATCCCAAGAGCGTAAGAAAGTTTCTAAATTTAATAAAGGCGGCATAGCCAGAGGGTGTGGAGCGGTTATGGCAAACAAAAGAAAAACTACAAAATTTGTTTAAATGGCTAAACCAGGATTAAAAGAGTGGTTTAAACAAGACTGGAGAGATATAAGCACTCGAAGAAAAGATGGTAGTTTTGCTAAGTGTGGTAGAACAAAACAAAAGAGAGACGCAAAACGAAAGTATCCTAAGTGTGTCCCAGCAGCAAAAGCGAATAGAATGACTAAGGGACAAATCAGATCCGCAGTATCAAGAAAAAGATCAGTAGCTCAAGGAGTTGGTGGTAAACCAACTAATGTGAAAACTTTTGTCAAGAAAAAAACTAGCAAAAAAAATAGAGCTTGATGTAATTAATTGGTCTAAGACTGTTTTAGAACCAGTTAATAAACACATAGGTTTCCCAGCGTGCCCTTTTGCAGCTAAGTGGAGAAAAGACAAAAAATTGCGAATAGAAGTTCGTATGGACAAATCTAAGTATGAAAAACATCTAACTAAAGTAATAAAGTCGTGGAATAAAAAGGAACACGACATAATAATTTATTGTGATCCTTTTTTTGAACAATACAATCCAGATCAGTTTCAAGAAAAAATAGATTTTTATAATAAAACTTATAATCGACGAGATGTGTATTTTATGGGTTTTCACCCCGAAACACCAGCTGATCCAGAGGAACAGGAGTTTTTATGTGACCCTACTGATGAGCCTGTTGCTCATGGGAATTTAGAATATTCCATGATGCTTATACAAAAGTTTAAACAGTTATACGATGCAAGTTGCAAACTACATAAGATAGGCTATTATAAGAAATGGCCTAAGGAATACTACAACGAGGTAGTAGCCGAGAGGCAACATACGTATGAAAAACTAAACAAAAAGAGGTGACACCATGATGAAGAAAAAACAAGTCCTCAAAAAAAGAGGCGGAGGTATGGCCAAAAAAAAGCAAGTTAAGAAAAAAGCTG